CTGCCCATTGCCTGTTGGCAAAACAGAGGGATTGGATAGTTTAGTAAACGTGTCACCACTACGTTTGTAAATGGTAACAAATGGGGTGGTGTCGTGCGCTACTGCTAGGTAGTTTCCGTCAGGAGAAAAGGAACAGCCCTGCCCCGTGTCTGCTGGCAGAACAGAGGGGTCTGGCACTGCCTCCAATCCGTCATCAATATCCGCATATTGTCTATACATTATCGCCTGATTTTTCACAATATCCTCCGTCGCTTCGGCAGTGCGGACATCCCTCCACCCATCAGGAAAGCCCCCACCGCCCGACTTAAAAAAAGCTGTTCCAACCCCCATGTCGACTTCCATGGTCACAACAGCGCCAGATTTAAACATCTCTCCTGGGGCATTGTCCAAATTTGTCAACTTGGCGGTCAATTCAGTAGAACCAATAAGGAAGGTATCTCCATCGGTATAGTCAGCCGGTGCCTTAAAACGGACGGTGAATATGTCTGGAAGAGAATCAGGCAATCCAATTAAGGTGAATACACCGTTTTCATATGTGGCAGTAACAGGAAAGAAGCTCGGCCCATATCCAGACGGGTCATACTCCGACTTGAACATTACATCATTAGCCTCTGCTGCCCCCCACGGAGTGCCTTCTTGTATGTATTCCGTCACATCGGTAATGCTAGATGTCCCGTCAGGGTTAGCCGTAATGCTATATCTTCGCCCAGTTTCGGGCGGTATCTGGTCATAAAAAATTCGGCTCAAAATTGTACCCCTCCTAATGTAAATGCTAACTTCTTGCGGGCTGCTGCTTGAATCGGAATCCACTTATATAGCCTCAAGCAAGCGCCTTCAATCCGGTTCAAATCTTCGGCCAGTGGAGCTGGATTGTTACCATACCATGTTTTGGTTTCAAACCAGTGCCTTCCAACTGTTGCGTTAGCTATCGCGTCAATAGCTCTTTCCAGAGCGTTGATTACCGTTTCATAAAACAAGCTAGTGGCTGTTATATCTGGAATCACAGGCAACGTCACATTTACATTCAGTTCACTAGCCAGTTCTCGGAGAGCTTGCAGGTTTCCTTTTATTCGTTGATAGTCCTCGGCGTTAAAATAGTCGCCTAGATAGTTTCCGTTGGCATCGTATGTAACTTTCCAGTCAGTCTTAGGCGTTTGCCAAGCCACCTATTCATCGCCTCCTTAGCTTGAGCTTTTGATTAAACGCTCCATTGTAAGTCAGCTCAAGACTATTAATTACTGCGGCCCCGCCGTCCCACATATAAACCGTGTCGTAGTTATCCAATTCGGGAAATCCGCGGGTGTCGCTCTCGTATATCACGCGCCCAATATAATAATCTCTGACCCAGTCGGCGACTTCTTGCGCCAACGATTCGGAAGCAAGCAACGGATTCTGAACTTCCAAATCTTCTCCCGTATCATTTCCATGTGCTGTTACAGTCCGCGTTGCGGTATTGACTTTCTTTCCAGTTAGAATGGCTTTCACGGTCTGCGTGGTATCAGAGGTAAGCCGAATATAAGACACATAAGCGTAATGGATTTCTTCAACTGCAACATCTTCGGAATCAACAGTAATCTCAGGCTCTAAGCATAGCTCGTGGTTAATCTTTACCCACCCAGAATTGGTTTCAACATCCACGGAAACTATATCGCTGACGGTGCTTTCCGCACTGAATAGCGTCCATTCAGCCACTACATTCCGCAGCCTAGCTTCCATGCTGCCATTCGGATTTCCATATATCTGGTCTTTGGTAAGTTCAAAGTCAGACATCATCGATGTCGTAACGTACTGAACACGAGCGCGCTGCCCCGGAACAGATGCTTTCAGGATTTCCAGCTTGACCGCATCGCAATGTCGGAACGATACAGCATATCTTTCTTTTCGAGCTTTAGGATAAATCGTGGTTGTGCTTCCCCATACTCCGTCAACTCGGCATGACAATCTCGCAGTTGCTGGAGGATGGTATGTACCCCAATCTACCTCAACGCTGAATACGTTGGTCGGGTCAGTGTAAGTAAGAATCAGTTCGTTCGGCGCGAAATTTCCTTCGCTATCAGATACGGTTTCAACGGTATACCCTGCATCCCGATAATCTGCATCGGAAGGAACCAATAATTGAGTCCCATCCAACCGTAGAAAATCAGGCTCAAAGGTAGCGTAAATCGCATTGTCTTGCTGTGTCGCCGTCTCTGCATCACTATAAGGCATCTGAATAGTGTCGGAGCTTGCAGTTGGAATCAGATCAGCAATCAACCGTTCCAGCGTGATTACGCCATTCCTATCCACGTACAGGCGGCACCTTCCAGCATTGGCAATAAGCTGCAAGGATGTTGCGTGAGTGCCTATTGGTAATGGCGCACGGGTAAATACTTTTGACAAATACGGGTCAATGTAATAGTGCTTCGCAGTCAATCCAGCATCCGCAAAAACAGCTTGCGCCAGCTCATACAGGCTGTGCTCCTCACCGTCAAACGTTGAGGTTTCGTATGTTGTCTTGTTAAGCCTTGCCAGTGCATCTTCCATGGTAAATTGAGCCGTTGTACCGGATACTCGCCATGAAGCAAGCGTCCATTCACCGCCAGGAATGACTTCCACGCCATCGCCAACATCAATTCCATAGTCTACCGTACCGCGTTGCCCGCTGGCCAAGAACCGCTGCAAAGCTGTGTCGCTGTCCACATCAAAGCGTCCATCTTCGTTAAAAAGAGTGAACATCAGGGAAGATGTAGGCAACGTGAGAGACAGTGGGCTCCCCGTATGCTTTTCGGAAAGCTCTATCAAGTCAGTGTCCGAATAGGTATATCCGATTCCAAACTCTATCCGGTTTAGCCTTGCCCTGCTTCCAGCCTTTCTCGCCTTGTCAAACCGAACAACGAGCCTGTCCACATCTTCAAGCAGAAATTCCTGTATAAAGACATACGGAATATCATCTGTAACCGTTTGTTCATTTAGTAATTCGCTGTTACGGTAACTTAACACGGTCAGTTGCGCTGGAGTGTCATATGCCTTATCAAAATGCAAGGTTAGCCCGACCATGCTATGCAGCACTGAAAACTCTATATCGATATATGGCGCTGGGTCGAACCATCCGCCCTCACCAGATACCACAGACGATACAAAACCCTGCGGCTGCCACAGAGTAGTATTGCTTGGCAACAACATCTGCTTACCATCAAGCCGTAACTGATTCGGCTCGAAAGTCGCATAGCTTACCGTGATATTCTTCCGGCTATTGATGTTTAAAGGCTGCGCATACCTTTCTGGCACGCTCCAATCGAATGTAGCATCTGGCGCTGCCGTACGGTCAAACATACCGAAATATACCGTGGCGTGAGCTTGTGCTTCGCGAATAGGGGCACGCATTATATCCTTGTACTGTTTCGTAACCGGATACATGAACGTGCCCCCTTTATACTTGAATCAAATTGGCTTGTACGTTTGTCCAAAAAGACGGTCGCATTGTGTTCGGGTCGATTAGATATGGCGTGCCACTCCGGTCTCCAACATACATTTCCATGTAGACGAAATCATTTACCCGCGGATCGAAAACTCTAAATGTGTTTACAAACCTCCCGCCTTGTTTTCGGTCAAATATCCGCAACAGATTTCTCATTTCTTCGGGAGTCAGTGCAGAAAACGTGCACTCAATCTTTAACTTATCGTCCCCCACAACGCTCCCAATAAAATTCCCTTCGGTGTTGCGACCTCCGTCTACTATGGTACTTATGATAGTCTTGCCACTGCCAAATGCAGGGGTGGGCAATTCAATTCCAGATGCTGTTTCAATCCATGCCACTGCCCATCCTCCTTAATATCCAAAGTTCGGGTTCATTCCGATAGGGTAGCCGCGACGTTCTCGTACTTTGGCTTGGTTGGTATATACCTGATCACCATCCAAATACACGATTACAGACGCTTCCCCGCCTCTGTTTTCATTCATGGCTGCTGTTACAGCCCGATAAACACCAGCCGCAACTGCTTCAACAATCTGGTCATTGTTAGCAACCGCAGCTCGTCCGCCAATGGTTCCAACCATTTCAGGGCCAGATTCGCGGGCGATAAATAGTTGGCCTTGGTTTGGGAAGCCGCCTTCGGCAAAGAAAGGCTTAATTAATGGTATTTTGAATAGGCTGAATGTTGTTTCTTCGGTTATTTTTTTTCCGAATAGGTTGATTTCTGGCAATGTAATTGTCAGTTTGTCATTGATCCATTCAATAAGTTTGTTGATAACCAAACGCGCTGCCTCCACAGCGTTTATCCATGTTTGCTTAAATCCTTCAACTAATCCTTTCCCTAAATCCAACCATTTCTGAACAGTAAACCATGGCACAACCGATTCATTCCACCATTTAACAATTCCCAAGGAGTTCCACCATGCAGAAAAAGCATTCCACTTATCAATCAACGCTTTTCTAAAATTCTCCCCCAGTGATTGCCATTTGGATAGAGTAAACCACGGCGCGACACTTTCGTTCCACCATTTGACAATTCCAAGAGAGTTCCACCATGCGGATAGTTCATTCCACTTGGTGATAATTCCTTGTTTCATGGACTCTCCAAGGGCTTTCCATTTTTCTATGGTGAACCACGGTGCTATATGCTCATTCCACAAAACAACTAGAGTCGAATTTGCCCACCAATCTTTGATGTCTTTCCATTTGGCTTTAAGTCCTTGCCAGATGTTATCAGCAAGCCCTTGCCATTTTTCTTTGGTAAACCATGGTTTAACATTACTATTCCACCAGTCGGCAATGTTACGCCACGCTTCTTTCAATTTGTCTTGTATAGTATCCCAGTTAAAGGCTCCAACAGTAGTTAGCCCAGCAGCTCCAGTTGCCATTAAAGCAATTCCCAACGGTATGTTGGCTCCACTAAATGCCAATATAGCTCCAACTACCAAAAGACTAGACGAAATTACTGACATTACTCTACCAATCGATCCACGGAGCGCTTGTTTTATACTGTCCCAATTTAATGCAATAGCTGATCCAAGTGTTGCCGCGCCAGCTACCATCAAACCAATTCCAAGTGGGATATTAGCTCCAGAAAATGCAAGCATAGCTCCTACTGCGAGCAATCCAGTTCCGACTACTGCCATAATTGCGGTAATAGTATTTTGGATATGTTTCGGCATTTCGTCCCACTTTTCGACTATTCCTTTAACAAACATAATTGCGCCAGCAGCCATTAACCCAAGCCCCAGCGGTATGTTTGCGCCAGAGAATACAAGTAGTGTGCCAACAACAAACAATCCTAAAGAAGCTGATAAAATTCCAATAGCAGACGAAAGAAACTCTTTAATCTTCCCCAAGGTTGTATTAGTCCACTCTGCTATCTCACGCATTTTATCGCTAATCGGGGATTCTTCGAACATATCGCTAAAATTCATCCCACTAGATCCGCCGCCAGCATCAGGGCTTATAATATTCAATTCATCAATTCCAAGAACTGCATTCTTTAGATTTTTAGCAGCTCCAGCAGCTTTGTCCAAGCCCTCAGCATAATCAACAGGGTATTCTTTGGCTTTTAGCCAAACAGATTGTCCAGTAAAAGCGGCAAAGAATTGGTTCATTGCATTGGCTGCAATTATCAGCCAATTAGCTAATTGCTGCAATACAGGAGAAAATGCTTTGATTACAGGCATCATCGCAGAGCCAATACTGTTCTTAACCTGCAAAGCTGTAGTAGCTAATTGAGACAATGTAGCATTAGCTTTTGTAGAATCCAAGTCCCCCAGCGTTTTGCTATATAATGCTACATTTTGGATACCTTCTTTGATTGCATTAGAAATAGACTTTAGTACCCATCGTACCATGCGGTACATGGCAATACGTTTTAAAGAAGCAAAAAATTGACCCAATCCACTTGAGCTTCGCTTTGCCTCTTCTCCTGTATCGCGAAATTTTGCTTTGATTTCATCCAAGAATTTAGGAAGTCGGCTCTTGGAACGATTAGCCTCTTCTCGTATCTGAGAAAGCCCATTGGCAACTTCGTCAACCGGTTTCCAGTCAAAGTCAATGATTCCATCTCCAAGAAGTTTAATTCCCTCTGCAGCATCTAGCACAGATTGCCCAATATCATCAAATTTTTCGCTTGCATTAACAATTGGGCTCGCACTAACAAGTGAATTAAATGCAGGTACAAGATCACCTTTTTTAGACGATCTCTTAGGAGGACCTGGAGAATACTGAAATCCGCCTCCCATTCCAGACAAGGCAGCTGAAACCTTTGCGAGAGATTCGTAATCAACGTCAGAAATCTCTTTTGCGGCTTTTGCCAACATTTGAATATTCTTGATGGTAGAGGCAGTAATTTTTGGCGCATTAGCCAAATCTGTAATTCCTTTGGCAACAGACGATAGCTTTTCACCGACGTTTTCGGAGATTGGCTCAATGGCGGATTGAAGCTCAGTAAATGCAGTTTTTAGCTTTTCGATCCCCTTCGTATTCGCAACGCGTTTCAGATTGCTTAATGCTGATACCAGGGCATTGATGCCATCCGCAGCTTTTTGACTGCTAGACCGAATTTCAATCTGTAGTTGATCGATTGTAACCGCCATCAACGCCACCACCTTTATTTTCAAATCGCTTGTTCCATTGAGTCACAAATGAAGCAAATTTTGCCGACGCATTAAGGGCTTGGATTTCTCTAAGTTCCGCCTCAGTCTTGGCAGGTTGTTCGCTGGATTGTTTGAGATTCTTTGTTGTCATCCCGTATGGTTCTTTGGGATATGGAATAGGCTTTGTACCTTTCTTTGCGAAAGCATGTAAAACAGGAGAGACGGCGCATAGAGCGTCATATATATAAGCCCCTTGCAACCAAGCATCGTAGTTAGCTCTTTCTCGCTGCATCTCGTATGCCTTGCGAAAACTTTTCACGAGCGTCGCATCTTTGAGCCAAAACAGATCATATGTCATTCCGATGCTCAAATAAAATGGAAACACTTCATAGAATTGTTCGGTGCACGTTTTAGTATGGGGAGCTTCTTCGATTAGAAGTTCGCTCCCCACTCCACGTTTCCCTCGTCCGCTTCACTGTCTCCGATAAGCGAAAGAATAGGCTCGCTATACATGTCTACCAGCTTTTCGATAAGAGTGGTTTTGTCCGGAATAGCGTCATACAGTGCATCTACCACATCACGCTTTACGGTAGGGTGGTGCATAATAAAAGCGCCTCTGAACAGCATAGGCAACATGGTGGCGGGCTTGTCGGTAATCTCAGACGGCACAAATCCTTGACGCTCCATCGTCTCGATTGCCTTGCGGTTAAACTCAAGTGTATATACCTTGCCAGACCTCTTGTCCGTAAGAGTGATAGATTTGCCCATAATTTAACCTCCTAGTTAATTACTGCTGTACAGCGTAATAGGTGTGGACGGAGTACAAACAACCGTCATTTCGACAACCTCATTTACGCCTGCACCATTGACGTAAGCCATAGCGGTACCCTTCCATGTGAATACTCCGCCAGAGCCACCCGTTCCGAACTCAAGCCAAAATGTGGTTTCGGTAGTTATGGCGTTTATAGACATAAAATCGGTTTTATCAAAGTTTGCGGTAAACTCAAGCGCCTGCTGGTCTTGTATTCCAGCTATATATGTACGCGCTCCGTCGGAAAGCGTTGTGGTTTCAACCTGTTCCGGCGCACCACCCAAATCGGGAAAACTCCTAATATCTATCAGCTTTGTTGCCGAGGCATAGTCTGAACCGGTTTTCAGTGTTACGGGGTAAGTTAAAATCGCCATGTTTTTACCTCCTATACATGATTAAATCTTTTGAAATAGTGCCTCTATATCTCGCAACCACTCGATATATCGTCTGATTCGCGTTTGGCATTTCCATCGGGCCGCAGCCAATTCGTAAGAAGCCGAGTTTCTGCATTTCCTCATCTATTAGCGCCATAATCGCTCTGCATTGGCTTTTCTTGCCTGTGGAAAGATTGCTATACACTTCGGCTTGATACATTAACTGTGCGTGGTTTTCTGTGCCCGAACTGTCAAGTGTACGTTGATATGTGCTATTATCCATCTCACGAAGCACAACGCACGGGAATTTGGATGGGGAGGCAACTGGCTCGCTGGTCATGAATGCGTTGGCGTATTGAGCTCTTACCGCCTGCGAAACTGTTGAAAACACTTCGTTCTCACAGTTAATCATGACCCGAATACCTCCTTGGCGATTTTATAAATTTCGCGCTCCATCTCCTGCGTTGCGTACCATAAAGGCATAGCGGCTGGGTTACCCCGTGTATATACTTTATCGCCGCTTTCGTCTTGGTAAGCCCATCCTTGTCGCTTGCCGTATCCCTTTCCGTATTCGCCTATCCCCACGACTCCTGCCGGTCTCGGTAGCGGATAGGGCTCTGTCGGGTTGTGATAAACACCAGAACCAAACTCGATAAAGCATACGGCATTTCCGTTGGCGATAATGGCCCACCCATTTTCGATAGGGCTAACCTCAACAGTCACGTCATTGTTGCCATCATATATCGCCGTGGTGAACCTTACCGAAGCCTCATGTGCGCCCAAAATAGCTAGACGTTCGCATAGTTGCTTTGTCTTTTCCTCAACCCACTTTTGATAGCTTTTGACTTCCTTTATGGCTTGACCGATTGATTTTGGGTCGAGAAATAGGGTAATCTTTTTCACTCTTCCGCATCCTCGTCATCTGGCTGCTCCGTACCCGGTTCTTCTAGTTCAGATTCAACCTGCGGAACTGTCATAACTTCCACTTTGCTTACCGCGTACGCAATACTATTCAAAGATTTGGCAACGCGTTTTACCACATAGTCGTGTGGTGTGGCCGTATTCCCGTCATTGTCAAGTACAGGCATGGTGTCGATCCACAGAATTGAAGTTTCGCTAATTGGGCAGCCCATGTCGTCGGTTACGATCGCCTTATCGTATGCCAACGACACGCCAAACACTTCCACATCAGCGGAACCGCGGGCAGCGGATATATTGGCATACATTTTGGCTGGCTTGGAATATTCGTTTACGTACTGGCCGGTATGGTTCCCGTCGTCGTCAGTTGTTTCGGTGCTTTTGACGTAAGTGGCGTAGTAAAACGGCTGTAAGTTTTTCCGAAGTACCCGCACTTATATCACCACCACATATGGCGCAACCCTGCTTCGAATAAATGCTGTCATATCTTCGTACTTCCAAGTACGGCTTATTCCGTTCTCCGAGTGGCTCAGCTGCCCCTCTGCGCCGCTTTGCGAATACCCGGCAACAACAGCTAATATCTGCACGGTTTCGTACTTTTCCGGCACATCATTCACACCGTCGGGTGGCCTTCCTGAATACATCCACGACAGAATTTCATCTCTTGACAAGTCGAGGTACACGGCAAGCTGCTGGTCAAGCTCCGTGCCTGTAATGTTTAACAACTTTTTCAGCTTTGCGAGCTTACATACCTCAGTCATACCGTGTACCTCCTACATTAAATCCGGTTTATTCAGCAGTAGTTGTCTGAACCGTGCCACCAGCAATGTAAACCTTGGTGCTATACTCAGGAGCAGTAAAGGTTGTAGCAATGCCGGTGAATTTTCCGTGATACCACTCCGGGCCGTGGTCAAGCCCAATCTGTCCAAACAACTGATACTTTTCCCCCGCACCAGTTTTTGCAAGCGGCTCTAAGAAGAAGTTACCTTTGCCAGGAACAGGTTGGTATACAGGCGCGATTACATCAAGATTGAGCAACAAGGCTGTTCCAGCAGGCAAGCATTCTCCCAGATACAGGTAGACAACTCCAAGCGGTGTAACAACGCTGGACAGCGAAATGCCGTTTACTTCGCGAGCCGCCGGAACCACCGTAAGGCCATTATTAACTGCATCGGCATTAATTTGGAACAAAGTGGTTGCATCACACCACAAAACCAGGCCTTGCGTGGGAGCGTTTGACTCGTATATTTTCTTCATCATGTCTGCAATAGCCCACAAACCAAGGGGCTTATTCCCCATGGCCTTTGTGTTTGTGGTAATCGCAGAAACCAAGCCGCGAGTTTTATTAACTTCCGAATCATTGGTAGCCTTGTTGTATACACCGTTAATAAAGGTGTACTCAATATCGCGAGCAACCTTTTGAAGTTTAACTGCCACTTGAAAATCAAGCTCGTTAATAGGATTTGCTTGCTGATTGGCAATATTAATGCCAGACAGCGTTCCCATATTCGATTGCTTTGCATAAGAAATGCCAACAGACTCTTGGAAGATCTGAGTTACGTTTGTCTTTTGCTCACGAGTAACAACGGTAGCATCAGGCGCAGTTAGAGACGCGATTTCGCTAATGGAAGGCTGCGAACCGTTTCCACCACCGGTATATTCCTGCCCCGTTGCAAATTCAACATGATTTGTGATTTTTACCCTCCCACCGATAGCGGACGAAAGTGGGGTGCGAGTATTACCTTTGTTAAAAAGTGCGCCACTATAATTAAGCACTCCAAAACTAGTAGCAAATTGATCAGCCATTAATATCTATCTCCTTATGTTTTGTTTTTGTTAGCTTCTTGCTGCTCAAGACGAATGTAATACGCAGCTTCGGCAAAATTTCCCGCAGCCTGAGCTGCTTGGATTTTCTGCTGATAATCAATTTTGACTGTTCCACCGGAACCAGCGGGAGGATTTGGCTCATCGGCCAAATTAGCTGCTCGTTCGGCTTTCTTTACGTTTTCGATGAATATTTGCTGATTCGCAAACACCTTTTCCATGTTGCCTTCCACAAGAGCTTGCGCCGTTTCAGTAGCCAGCACTTCATCGTATCCAAGTCCCAAGAATTTAGCCTTGCTTTCGGAAATAGCTTTTTCTTTGCGCAATGCTTCGAGTTCAGATTTCAAAGCCGCCTCTGCTTCCTGTCGCTCAGCTTCCTTACGTTCGTCCTCGGTAAGTTTTTCTTTAAGTTTTCGCTTAACTTCGGCGAGCTCGGATGCAGTTTTGTCGAACGTTTCTTTCTTTATCCATCCGCTGTAGTCAGGCTTCGCAGGTTCATAATTATTTAAGATAAGATCGAGCTTTTCTTCAGCTGTCATATCTTCTCGGTAACCAGCAATTTTCGTAATATCGATAGGCATAATCATTACTCCTTGCGTTTTATAGCCTTCTCTGGCTTATTTGTGAGATTTTCGGCTTCTCTGCCGTTTGTGCTTTTTAGCGTGCATCTCCGCACGGTAAAATAGAAAAAGCGTCAATAACCGATTGCTCGGTCATTGACGCTCAACGGCGTTCTATGTACTGCGTTTTATTGGGCACATGTATGTTATTAACCGTCTTGCAACGCGGGCACTTTACTTCCGCATTTCCTTCAAACCTTCCAAGCAGTTTGTTACATTGTTTGCATCGAACTTCAAGCAACCGCATCACCTTCCTTAGGTGTACCGCTGACAGATTGTGGTGCTGTCTGTTCCGCTTTAACTCTGTTGTAATATGCTTCGCTCATTTTAGCCGCATCTTCCGGGTCACTAAACAATCCGCAATGTGTGAACGCCAACTGCGGGGCTATCTTATCGTTTGCGAGCATGGAAGTGAGTACTTGAGACTTGGCAAGAATGTTTTCGTAGTTTCGACGAGTGAATTTCACGTCAATATCAGCAAGACTCAACGGAGTGCCAACAGTGTCTCGCAGAATCCGTAAAACAATTTTCAGCATCTTCCGCTCTGACTCTTTGAACATCAGCTCGTCGGACTTAGCTCTTGCTTCGGCGGCCTCCCATCCGTCACGCATGATAACAGCGCTTCCAGTATCGCTCGTGCTCCTTCCGCCGTTCCTGTTCGGCATTCCGACAATGTTGAGTACGGTTTGGTACATGTAGTCAATTAGTGTCTGTGTCTGCTGCTGGTCAAGCTGCTCTGAAATAACCTTAATATCAGCCTTATTATCTCCGAACCCCTTGAGCTGAATCAGCCCAGCGTCGCGAAGCACTTTTGCTTTATCCTCGTCAATCTCGCAGTTGTAAAGCACAATCAGGCTTTGTACGAACTGCTCAATTCCGTCAATCCGATTGCTCTGAACAGTATTGATAGCATCAAGTATCGGTATCACAATCTCGAACGCACCAAGCCGAGCATTGTTGAGCGGGTATTCCACAATTGGGACGTATCCTAGCGCCCTATCGCTGCTTTTTTCGATTTTCAATTCCCGATTCGACTCACCGCCCGACACTATCTCAAAATAATAATTCTGCGTGTACACGCTGTAGATTATCTTTTGGTCTTTTTGAACCACATACTTTACGCCCATCAAAGGCTTTTCGCCCAATCCGGAGTGGTACACCACAAAAGCATTGCGAGGGTCAAGCGTATGAATGTCAAACGGGGAATCGTCCTTAGGGAAATTCGTTTTCCCGCTTTTAAGATTTGGAACAACTGTGGACTCTATGTACGGTGCGTTCGGCATAACCATTCGGTATCCCAGCCCGCAAATGTACATCCATTCCGCCAGTTCTTTATCTCTTGCCGCCTTCCCGCACAGCAGCATATAGTCATTCAGTGTTTGTATTGCGGAAGATACGTCGTCCGTGCTCCCACGGCTTACATATTGCAAAGGCTCACCGCACAAATACCCAGTCTTAAACGAAACAATCTCATTCGCCCGGTTCTCAACAATCTTGTTGCAGATCTCCGGGCGAATTTGCTTTTCCCGTCTCAAAATAGGCTGCTCGCCTTTGTAGTATCGGTACAGATAATCAATGTCAGAACGATTGTTATTATGCACATCAAGAGCGTCCAGAAGCACGCTCACAACATTTTCTTTATTAATTTCAGGCTCATCACACAGTATCTTTTTGCGCCCAAAATATATCAATTATCATCGCTCCTTTAATGTTTTTCCCTCATTGACCCGCGCCGGGAGAAAGGAGGAAAGCCCGGCGCAGGTATGAGGGTGGGAGAAAGGAGGTATAAGGAAGTGTCATTTGGTGGAAGGCATTCCGCCCTAAGGAACCCTCCCACCGCCCTATCATTAAAACTCCGGAGGCCATCCCGGAGCCCAGCTGGCAAAGTAGTAGGGAGCTACAGAGCACTCCCACACCGGCATAGTCCGCAAACTAGCACCTTTTTTCAATGTTTTTCACCCCAGCGCTCCCACCCCTGCGCTTATTTTGGGGGTGTTGTATACCCACAATGTTCCGATTTTTTATTGCCATCTCTTTTCGCGCCCATCCAATCGGATGGTATCAGGGTAAAATGCTGTCGGGCGCATCTGCCCCCTGATAGCGTACCCTCCATAATCGAGCCATGAGGTACATACAAAAATCAGCGTATTGCTCTCAATGACTTTGTTATTCCTAGGGTCAAAAATCAATCTTGCAGACGGTATTTTAGCCGGTTTATGCGTGTGTCCCGTGATGGATATGTCAATGCCTTCAATGGCTAATTGGTAGTTGTCCTGTCTGCTTATTCCAGAGCCTAGCTGACCGCCACCACCACTTCCATGGGCCAAATAAATCGAGTATGTAACAGGTTTCCCATTTGCCTTTTTCCCAAGCGAAATCTTTACAATTCCAGCCCCATCCGGCAAGTACCTGTCTTTGATGCCAAGCGCCCTAAATATATCTTTCGTCGGGTCTTGGCATGACTCTCTGGTGGTTCTGTGCTCATGATTCCCGTCTGTGCCGGCAACAATCTTGTCCGAAATTGGCTCAAGGATGTCGGTAATCATTTCCTTCTGAACATCCGGCGGGTACTTCTCTTGATACACATCGGTCTTGGACGATTTGATTCCGTTGTTAATCAAATCTCCAGCCAGCAGCACAGCGGCGGTCGGGTCGTTTTTTATCCTAGTTACATACTCCCTAAACTCTCGCTCTTTGCAGTTCGGAGCACCCCACTGAACATCGGCTATGGGGTAAAGCGTTAGGTATTCCATTTCCTCCGGGTAAACTCTGACTATTACCCGCAACCGCTATCACCCCACATTCCTCTTTGCTTTACCATATTATACCACAAAATTGTCATTTTGTCAATATGTAGTGTATTATATGTGTATTAAATACTACATATTGTGTTCACCACAGACGCTTGCCAAGCTCAACCCGTGCACCAGTTCCATGGTAAAGCTCGTCAGCCAACATTGCCAAGCTGTCCGGAGCATCGTCATGAGCGTTCTTTCCAGTCTGTGAGAATGTGCAAAGCTCGTCCATAAACGCCTGATATTCTTTTGTGCGGTGCTTCTCGTCTAAGAAGTAAAACTTCTTGATGTCCGGCGAGAATTGGATAATTCGCCCCATCTTGCTCTGATTGTTTGGAGCTTTCCGAGCGACAATATTGACATGAACCCCATCTCGGCGAAGCTGTTGGTCTATCGCATCTGCATACTCTCCGCCACCATTGTTCTCCTCAAACCGTTCCTTGTGCGGTAAGTGCTGTTTTGTGCGGCCAACAACAACCGGCTGTGTCACCGTCTTGTCGCCACGGTTAAATATCACGTCGTGAATATACACATCCGTTCCATATATGTAAGCAAACGGCATGGACAGGCTATCCCCACCGCCCCATGCAACGTCGCAAACGGCAATTTTATACGGCTCCCCATCCGGCAATACGCCGTTATAGTACCTCAATTCATCGGCAGGGAACAGCAATCCTTCGCGCACATACGGCCTTCCCATATATTTGGCACACCAGGTCGCATCGTCAATGCTCGCCTTCATGTCAAGATAATACTCTGTGGAAAACCCTACTCCATAATCGTAGACAAAATTGCTTTCGCCTTTCTCGTTCAGCGCAGGAATTACCCTAAACCGATAACGCGGATTGTCTCTATATTGTTCTTGTATTCTTCCGAGCGGGTCAAGCACATTCCAGCGTGTACCAACCATCAGCTCGATTGCACCCTCTTTTTTGCGGTCTTTCAACTGGTTAAGGTACGCATCATATTTTGCCTGCAAGCGGTCAGGATTGAGGCTTTCTTCCAAATCCTCAACCAAGTCGTCCACATACAGGCATCCTCCCTCGCCAATTTCCACCGCGCCAGTAAGCGTACCGCCTATAGAACGTGCCGTGAAGGTAGGGAAACGCTTCTTTCGGTTCAGGTCTATGGTTTCGTTCTTCGCAGACGTGTCTACAATCCGTACGGAAGGGAATACGTCAGCCCATAAGTAGGTAGATTGATCTGTAAGTATCGATAATACTTCTCGATAAAATCCATCCGTCAGCTTATCACTATGCCCAGACATTACACTTGCCACATCCGGGCGTTTACCCATCAGCCAAGTCATGAAGAAAATACACAAAGTGGATTTTCCGACGCGCGGGGGAAGAGACACCCCGAGAAAATCTAACTTTCCATCCGCCAAATCCTGTAAGTCCTGTACCAGCGGACGGAGCACCTTGCGCCTAGGCTGATAAAACCGTTTTTGCGGTTCCCGGTTCCATTCCAGATAGATACAATACGAATCGAAATCATCCTGCGCCATATACAAGTACGTCTTTTTGTTCAGCTCGTAAAATTTTGCAATCAGCTCCGGATTGTCCAACTCCCTGACCATCCGAGCGGTTTCTTTCCGGAGCCACAGATTATGTTCAAACGACTTTGGCTTGTCCTCTTTTCCAAGTGCTCTAAGCGTGTCGAAATAGTCCTGATAAGCCTCAAAATCATGCGGATTCTTATCAATTGCCGCTTTGATGCTCTTCAATATCTGCTCAATAGACATAAAAATAAGCGCCCTCCCTCGTTCGGAAAGGCGCTCATGGGCGCTCAAAATTGTCTAATTGTTATTGTCTCAAGAAATACTCATTTACTAAATCATAAAACGCATCCGAATACTGCTCTAGCAATCCGCTATCAAACCGATCCCCGCCCTGTTTTACTCCGCTACTTATCATGCTTGCCAATGCGTCAATTTGCTCGCTAACCTTGCTCCATACATCTTTGAGTTCTGAATATTCTTCACCCAACCCAGCCATGAACTCATCATAATCTGATTTCTTTCCCATGGCTTTGTTGAATTGTTTCACCGCAAAACCAATATCGATTGTATCTCCAGTAGCGCTTTTCCCAGTCACAATATAAGAATCAATATCTACAAACGTATTCCAAACATCATCTACATACCATTCACGAACCTCGATAACCTTCTTTTTAATTTCCTGACGATTATCTTCCTGATCGGTTCTCGAATTTTCACTCTCATCCGGTGACTTAACTACTGTAACTGCAACTGAGCTTTCCTGAGCCGAAGGCTCTGGCTGTTCCGATGAACAACCCGCCATAGCAATTAGACATATCGCCAGCATTACTAAAAGACACCGCTTCACTTCATAAACCCCTTTCTAACTTATTAATTCCTATCATGCCACTCTATTCACCAAATTATACCACTGACTCCTGCTTATTCCAAGTCTATCATATGCTACCAAACAGTTAATTTGGCAACTATTTTCGGTCATTCAAAATCGGCTCGTGCTGTCCTTTCACCCATTCACTATTCTTCCCATACTTGTAAAACCCCTGGTACAGCCTTTCATTCCCCAATATAAACTGCACAGTGCTAATTGTAAACTCCCCGCCACTCTTATTCCTATACCCAGCAGCATTCAGCACATCCACAATCTGCTTAAATGTAGCGCCGTCTCGTTTCATCTCAAATATTTTCCTTACCGCCTCGGCCTCTTCTGGCACAATTACCAGCTGCTTATCCTTCACCGTGTACCCATACGGTACTCTCCCGCCAGCATATCCGCCCTTAGCAGCCTTAACCGCCCTTCCACCGCTAGTGCGTTTCGTAATATTCATCCGCTCCTGCTCTGCCACAAACATTACGAAAGCCTCCAAAATCCCGCTAAACACACCAAGTTCCCCGAAATCCTCGGACACACTAATAAGCTCCATGCCCTTCGCGTACAACAGCTGTTTATAGTAAAAATACAGTTTGATTTCCCTCGCCACTCTGTCATTCTTGGCAACCACAACCGCCTCCACTGGAGGATTCTTTATTTCCCCATATAGCAACCGATCCAGTTGTGGCCGGTTATCCTTAACCCCGCTCTCCCCCTCGTCAATATACCAGTCCGAAATCTGCATATCATTCTTCGCGCAATACTCCATAATCATCTTCTTTTGCGCATCCAACCCAAATCTATCTTCACCGGCTTGCGCATCCGTGCTAACCCGGCAATAAGCTACTACATTCCGCATGTCATTTCCTCCCCTCTATCATTACGGTTTAATGTTATCACATTCACCGTAACGTGTCAACTGTTTTTCCGTAAAAATCTCGCTTTTCTTTTATTGCCTCCCACCGTTTGCACCCACACAATCCGCAAAACTATAAAAATACCTGTTCGTTGCCCCGTTCGTTACCCCATTCGCTCCCTATTCGTTCCGTACGATTGTCCATATGCTTCTAAACCTTTATAAACCGTTGATTTTTTATTACTTTTAAAATCCTAGGTGGGGTTTCTCGTTTATTGTGTGGGGTGGGGGTTGGATTCAATCCTTCCCTCCCGCCCCTCTCTTACTCCCTCTTTTCTTTTTTTGCTTTTTTTTATTTTTGGCGTATTCGTGGGACTTACCTCGCCCAGGCCGCGCCGGCCATATCCCCCACCGGGGCACCCGCCGGCCGGCATGACTGGGCGACCGGATCGATCGCGCAAGGGCGAGCTGGAAGCAAATACCAGCCAATTATTACGGTAAATCAAGATTTTCCTATTGACAATTACGGTAAATCGTGATACAATGAAACCGTAAAGAAAATTCCGCCGGCGCGGTAACAACTAATGGAGGTAATCAGCATGACCCGCACAACCGTTGACATCTACAGCATCATTAACGCTATCCAGTCTGCGTATCGCAAGTACGGATACACCGTGTACGGCATCCGTACCGGTAAGGCCAAACGGGTTGGCCAGTATTGCGCCATGTCTTATGACTGGACCGCTGAGACCAAGACCAGACTCAACGGCACCTGCGCCACCGAGATTTCTCGCGGCTATGACCGCGGCTACGAGAGCGACGACCCCGAAGACGTTGAGTATTTAGCTGAACAAATCCGCGAGGCCCTTGAGCTACACCAGGACTACACCGGGGAGATGACCTACATCGTTGCTGGGGAGCGCGCTGAGTACGGGGACGACCTGGGCGAGATTATCATCAACAACAATAACATCCACCGCATGGTTGGCGCTAGGGTTATCGCCATCCTGTAACAACAAGATTTCAATCCACGCTCCCCGTGAGTGAAGCGACCATCTGGGCAATTTCCCGCGGTTTTTCCGCTGTTATTTCAATCCACGGTCACAACGCACCGATGAAATCAAGAAAGGGGAACATGAAAATGCTGAACGTCTTAGAAGAGAATGCCCGCAGAGCGAAAGAGGCTAACAGCTTTAGCGACTACAAACCCGGCAGCGCCACCGCCGAATATAACGAGTATTGCAAAGCAGCCGAAGAGGCCGCCCGCAAAGCGAAAGAAAGACTGGCCCGGGCCGGTGCCACTGCAGAACGCGCCGAAAGAGTTGATTACCTGCTGAACCTCTACAAAGTAAAAAAACTGGCCTGGCTAAATGAGCTTTATGAAAACCGCGCCCGCGTCCCGTCAATACTCGTTGCAGGCGGGTCGAACTTCCCCGTCAGAGCGAAGGAGAGACAAAACGCCCGCGAAGATGCTTTGATGAAGCAGAACCCCGACTCGATTATAGACGAAATCCGGGCAATCGGGCAGAACGCCGGAACGATATACAGCGACGACGAAAACGCGGTCGAGCGCATTAAAGCAAAAATCGCGACGCTTGAAGCTGCTCCCCCTGATAGATGGGGATATAACAAAGCCGAAATCCGCCGCCTTAAAGAGCGCCTTCTAAAGCTCGCGCCGGAAGAATTTGCAGAGCAGCAGGCAAATGTCTCGGTAAACGGAGCTAAAACCTTTGAGGAAATAGTCGCTTTATGGGGAACCGGCAGAACTCGCAAATCAACCTTTAACCCCGAGAGTCCGGAATGGTATTACGAGCTTTATCTCAACTTCACCGACGGCAAACGGCATTACAAAGAATTTCTATCGCTCCAAGTTGACGAGACCGGCGAAAACCTGCTCCGCTATAATCTTGATAAGCGCGAGATGGAGGCAATCCCCCTGACCGCCGAAATGAAATACGGCCTAATTATCGGGCGCATATCCGGCAGCGGAAACAAGGCGGTAATTTATCAGCATCTCAAGGGCCTATCACCCAAAGCCCAGGCAAATGCCGCTGACGGAAGCGACTCCCCCGAAACAATAACCATATGCGGCGAGACCGCCCGTATTATCAGGAACAAATACGATATGCGCCTGCAGTTGATTTTTGATGAGAAGCCAAGCGAGAAAACCCGTAGCACGTTAAAATCCAACGGCTTCCGCTGGGCCCCTTCCTGCTCCGCATGGCAGCGGCTTTTGAACGACAACGCAGAATACGCGCTTAGGAGAATATCCGATAAATAACGCAGAGTGACCCGGCCTAGCCGGGGTAATGCGGGGCCGGAAACGGCGCGGTCACAACCCCGCAAGGATTGACATTATTTGGCAACAACAGTAAAATCAAATTAAATAGCAGCCCCAGCGAAGGGGAGAAGGGAGATAACTATGAGAATCAGTTGGGAATTAAAACAGGCCAATGATCGCGCAATTGCGCGCGTACAAAAAGCGTTGTCAAAATACGGGCCGCTGGACGGCCCAGACATGCCGAAAATCCAATTGATTAACAACGATTGGCGCGATGGAGTCAAACTCGTCGGCGGTCATTACAACCTGATCACCGCAATCATCAGCGACTTGCACGTGACCAATTATGGACACCAGCGATTTGATACGCCACCCTATACAATCATCTATTTGCCTGCCGAAAGGCGGTGATTGCATGGTTGGCTTGCGCAGAAAGTATTGGTACACGCCCCCGCTTGACATCCTCGGCGGGGGCCAACATTTAGCCAACGGAGGGTGCTATCAGCCCGAAAAAATAGCGGGCATATTGTCGCAGGTGGGCCTGACCTGCATACCAGCGGGGCACACAATCGGCGCGCAGGTGGCGACGTATCATTATAACCTTGCCCGCCTGCAAGACTACAACAAGGCCGCCAGGGCGGTCAAGGCACTATCCGCCGCGCTGCATGTACCATGTGCGCTAGTACCGTCCAGCCAGGCGCATATAGCAATCCAGATCGCCCGCCAACAGCGCGGGACTGTCACACTGCGGGACGTAGTCCAGCACCTGCCAGCCAGCCGCACATCAACGACGGCGGCAATCGGTGTGGACGATTCGGGGCGGCCCGTGATTATTGATCTGACCGACCTGCCACACCTGCTAATAGCGGGTGCGACCGGCTCGGGCAAGAGCGTGGCACTCAACACGATCCTATGCAGTATGCTATATAGCGCCGCGCCGACCCGCCTACAGCTTGTACTGATCGACCCCAAGCAGGTGGAGCTGTCGGCCTATGCGGGCCTACCACACCTCGCCGCGCCCATCATCACCAGTGCGGCCGAGGCCGTTAAGACCCTAGATGCCGTCAATGCCGCCATGGATAAGCGCTATAAGCAGATGGCCCGGCAGCGCGCCAAGAGCAGCGACGATATAGGCTTGCCCCGCATGGTCATAGTGATCGACGAGCTGGCCGACCTCATGCTAACCAGCCGCAAGGTGGTCGAGCATAGCATTGTCCGCATTGCCCAGCTTGGCCGCGCCGCCGGAATCCATTTGATACTTGCCACGCAAAAACCGCTGGTTTCCGTTGTTACGGGCCTGATCCAGGCAAACACGCCATGTAAATTGGCCCTGCAAACGGCCTCAACCGGCGATTCAGTTCGGATTTTGGGCCACAAGGGCGCGGAAAAACTGCTGGGCCGAGGCGATGCGCTGCTCAAACTGCCGGACAGAGTGCAGGAAATCCGCCTGCAATGCGCGTACACATCCGATCAAGACGTTGCCGCCGTGGTCGAGTACTGGAGGCACAACGCAAAACGCCGGGGCTAACTGCCCCGGCTTTTCTTTTGCCAAAAAATGCCGCATAGCCGCTAGACGCCCTAGGACGCGTTTTAAGCGGCTTTTATCTTTGCCCTAGTGTTTACACTCGCAAGATATAAAAACCGCTCCCGCGCCATCCTAGGTCTCTCTGTGTCGATTGTACGCACTGCGCCCATATGCACCACGCAAAAGCCAATGTACAAAAGGCGCCCCGGCAGCTCATACTAAGAGTGCCGGGCCCTTTCTGCGCCTATTCGCTTTCTGCACCTTCTGCTTCTATCGCCTCTGGCAGCGCCATCTTGTATTTCTGCGCCATCTTGTCCGGATCGCTTTCTGCGCCTAACGGCTGGTTCGGGGTCAAGACGTATTCTTGCTGGTCTTTCATGCCGTAGTAGTTTTTTGCTCGGAATATGTAGGACACGGGATTTATGGCCCCTTCTAGCAGCAATTTCGCATCAAAAGTGCGCAAAAATTCCTTGGCCTTTTTGATGATGTCGGCGGTCTCGGTGCTAAAGCCATGCCTTCTGCCCGTCTCCCAATCCCACACAGTCGACATAGTGTACCCTGTAACCTGCGCCATCTGCTCCACCGTAGGTTTCTCCCCGGTTTCTGCACAGTGTTTAAAATACCAAGCAAGTCTTTCTTTCAATTCCTCATCGCTCTTAACTTTTGGCAAGTCATATGTAGCCAATGTTTCTTTGAGCAGTCTTGAGACAAGCTGGCGTTTCTCGTCTCCTTCTACAAGCAATCCGTTGTCCCCAATCACTGGTGATTTTTCGTGCGGTCTTTTCTTTACTATCTCTTTTCCCGCTTCGACGACGCTGTTTGCTTCTACCGTCTGGGGTTTTGGCGGTCTCCCTCGCCGTGCAGGTTTGTTTTCTGCCATGTTATCCCTCCTGCTTTTCTATTTTCCATTGTAATTTACTGGAGATTTTTACGCGTTCTTTCTCAACGTGCTTTTATATTGCCAAAGCCAGATTATTCAAAAATTCCATTGTAAATTACAATGAATTTCTCGAAACTCTGGCACGCCTTAACCTTTCTGCCATCTCTTGCCGCCGCTCTAATGTCACCACCTTTCGCAATAAGTGGACAAGCCCTCGCTCGCCCGCCATTCTTACCATGGTGGAAGGGACACACCCTCATTCCGACCCGTGGTAAAGAAGGTATTGTAGCTTTGCCGTTTCCATTCCGGCCAAGACATAACCTCACGGTGCAGAGCTTTATATCTTGGTTCGCTCCGTGTAAAGCTCGTCTGGAAATCCAGTCTGTTCTGCATGGTTTTTTGCTCGTCGTGTATGTGCTTTTCGTTGTTCATCCATTCGCCTCCTGTTTCTTCCCACGGGAGAAGCACCCCCACCGTTTTTGCGTTTGTACATTTGTACACGGTTTGTACATCCATGTACAAACGATTTTTGGCTTTGTAATGCGGGTTTGCGGGGTCGTTTGTACATTTGTACGTGATTTGCAAATATATCTCTATAAAATAGAGAAAATAAAAATCACTCACGCGTAGAAATATATATATCTCATGTACAAATGTACAAATTATTAAAAATATGGCTTAATAATAAGGTTTTTCGTTTGTACATTTCCTTGTACATGTTTGTACATTTTCGAAAAAAGGGCCAAAATGTACAAGAAAACTTGGAGAAGTGCACATATCCATGGGGTGCTTTGTTGTGCGATGTGCATAGAAACATGTGTTACATTTCTGTTATGGAAACTGCTCAATATTCTCGGTTGGTTTTAGTGCAAGTTTCACATAATAGGCTTGAGCGCCATTCACGGAACGGTAATGGACAAATCGGCCGTTGGGGTGTTTTTCGAGATAGCCTCTTTCTGCCCATTTGGACTTGACGGCATCGAAATCAAAGCCGACGTTGTCCATGATACGGCACAGGACGCTTTTATTGATGTAGGCGTATCCGTCCGAAATTGCTCCCCATACCTGGCGTGCATCAGACGAGAAGTTGACGTTGTTTTCTGCGATGCTGTCGAGGACGAATTGATAGGCTCGCTCGGCAATGTCTACTTCGTTGGCGCTGCAAATGTAGTCACGAATATCTGCCACGGTAAGAGAGGATTCGCCGGGCCAGAACAATCGGGATGCAATGGTGTCACCGGTAAGGATAAGGGCCATCGCCCCGGCTTGCTTGTCCGTGGTGTCGGTGCTCGATATGATTTGGGTAAAGAATGATTTATAGATTTCAGTTACCGCCTCCTTCTTAACTTGTTCGATGAATGGGTGGCCGGCACAACCGTAATGGGTGCGGACAAAATTGGCGACTAGGTTGCCGTTCTCCACGACTTTATCTTTGCACTCGACTTCGATAACACGGTTTTTGGCTCCACCGCCTGACGCTGCCTTAATGCAAGGTTCCTCGCCAGAAAAGATAAAGCTGCATTTCCAAGAGCGCATTTCATTGACCTTGTCGTAGGACATTCTACCGCGATCAACGCCCTCCGTGATGCACATGATTAGGTTGTCGTAGTTCGTCCAGCGTGACTTGACGGTTTGCAGCTCGTCACCGGCAAAGGGGAGGTTGCAAAGGAATGCAGCCGTGGAAAGCATTGAGTTTGTGGTCATGTTCATGGTGCGGGTCAGCTTGCCCATTGCAGGGTCTCCCCAAATGGACATGGCAACCATTAAGCCAACCGTCTTGCCGCTTCCTGTACCACCCCACAGATGGAATACAAAGGGGTTTTCCCCGATTAGCTCGATTAGTGGAGAGGCAAACGAGGCGGCCATACATAGGCGCAAATCAAGGCTCTGGCGGAGTGGGCGGACAAAGTCAACCCACTCCTTGAGCGTGCCTTTCTGTGTAATGGCTTTGTACAGGTGTTTGAATTGGTCGTCACCATCAAATACCACTTGGTCGGTGTACGGCATGAACTCGCCGTCAACCCATCCCATGACCGATTTTGCGGGCTTGTGCGGTAGGCAAAACAGGCTGTCGGCCACCACTTCTGATATGTACTTGACAAGCGTGGCGGCATTTTCGGAATTGACTTCAAGCCCTTGGTCTGCTAACTTGATGATAGAGCTACGGTTTGCTGCGACCGAGCGATCCACAATAATTGACTTCCATTTATTGTGTTTAAAAAAGGAAAGCTGGAGTTTTTCTGTGTGCGTGTCGATATTTTCCAAAATTGCTGTGGGCAATACAGGAATTGGGGAAGCAATTTCTGTATATGAATCCACAGGCTTGCCTTTTTTGTATATTGTTCGCTCGCGTCGCACGCCGTGCTCATCAACCTCCCAGTCGCCCAGCGCAATGTTGTCTTGGATTTCATCGAGCTTACGTTCTATGGCTTCTAGCAATGTTTCACCACGCTTTCAGTGGTTATAACAGGGTGTCGATTAGGTATTCCTGATAGCCGATTTTTTGTATGGCTTCGACGTATAAGGGGTGCGGTTCCTCGTCGTGGTGCTTTGGAGCATACTGTCTGCGGTTCCGGTCAAGCCTGATCCATTCGTCCCACAGGGAATTGTATAGGGCTTGATAGGCTTGCTTTTCAGCTTCGGCTTGTTGACGCTCCGCCATGATTTTCTCGTGCCGTTTCTTTGCTTCTCGCTGCTCTCGGAGTGTCATTCTGCGGTCAAGAACAGCGCCGCAACAAAAATCGGTGTTGAGCTTGTCCAAGGCGGATGGGAAGTCGAGCCCGAAGATGTGCTCCACGAAGTTAATCACGTCGCCACCGGCTCCGCATACGAAGCAATGATATCCCCAGTTAGAAAACCAAAGGTTCGGGTCTTTCCCGTTGTGGATAGGACAGGGGATACGGTTGTGGCGAGGGGTTACTCCTGGGCAGTACATGGCAACCGCATCCTCCATGGATACGCGGGATTTGATTAGCTCGGCTGCGAGTGTGTAGTCGGTCATATATGTGCGGCTATTTTTCGTTAAGTAATTCGGGATTGTCGTGGATGTTGCCAATAACCTCAATTGTGACTATTGGGAAGTTGTATGAACCAAGCGGATTATACATATATCCCAAAGGTGAGTATTCTTCTGCCCATTTCCCTGCAAAAGTAAAATCAATGAAATCAATTTCGACTATGCTTTTTGTATTCATGCCTTTATAAGTATTGGTCAGTTCGACAATATCGCCCTCATAAATCTCCTTACCGTTCTTGTCTTTTAAGCCTGTAAATTGTCCTACGGTAGATGGGTAGACTTCAAAAACATATAGAGCCGACGCATAATCAGGAACAATATAATGCTTTTGATTATCTATAAACCCATAATAGACATAGTAACCATACACCCATTCGCCATTATCTAACCGCTTGCCTCTAAACTTAATTTCTCTCATTGCGCTTCCTCCGCCACACCGCAAATGATATATTCAGCATTATCCTTGATTGCTTGCAGTACACTTTCCTTTGCTTTCCGAGCGTCACGGATAGTGTCCACCAGTTCGCCGGCCTTTACGCAGGCATACACACACACCAAAAACGGGGCGCGATAAGTGTTGACTTTCATTTCTTTTCCTCCTTCGTGCTTAATAGCTGCTGGTAAACTCGATAGGGACAAGCATTTCGGGCAGGAAGTTGATTTCGTAATGATACGGGCTTACGCCAGAGCCACTGATATCTTCCACCGCGTAAATTGTCCATTCGTTGAGGTTTACAAAATGCTTCTTGTATTGTCCCGGAGCAACCTCAATGATGATGTCCAAGTCCCCTCCATCTTTAAGCACAGACAGATTTCCGATCACTTCAAGGACAGGCTTATCCGTTCTTGCGTTAATGACAACCAAGCGGCGGGTGATGTTGAAGTTATCAGCTTCTTTCGAGAGGTTGTAGGATACTCTTTTAGACTGTATGCTGCATCCTGCCAAACAAACAAGGAGCATGCACAGTACCAACAACAAAGCGATTACCTTTTTCATTTTTGTTCCTCCTTATTACTTATTTGGGATGGTTGCTTGCACTCTCGGCCTATAAGTCCGCACTCTGTGATATTCTTCCACCTTTCTGGTTTTTCCGAGGACTTCCCGCAGCAGGTTCATCATGTTTTTGCCTTTGTCGCCGGTGAGGAACTCGTAGATGGGTTGGTTGGCTTCTACCGTGTCTTTGTATTGGCGGCGTTCCTTTCTGACTCGCTGGAGGCGTGTTGCCAGCCGATTGCGGGCGTTTTTGTCTATCGGGTCAAGTTCCAGGCTATGTAGGATGTCTTGCGTTTCCTTGTCTTTTACATTGACTTGCTGGTAGGCCCATTCGTAATCTTTGGTGGCTTGCTCGAAGGCTGAAATGATGTTCCGAATATCTTGGGCCAGCACTCAGATCACCTCTTTATCTCTTTGACTGGAATACCCTTAGCCTTTGCGTATCCGTACTCCATGCAGCATCCCTTACTGTTTTTCCAGTCCCCGCATAGCCACAATTCGTCGCAACGGGATAGCGCTTCAAAGCAGTGTTCCATTCCGGTAAGATAGGGGAGTTCGCCGTACAGGAAGCCGGTGGCGTGGAGCGGGCTGTAGAATGTGTAATCAGGGTATTCTTGGACAAAGACTACCATGAGATCTTGGACACAACGCAGGTTTTCGGCCTTGCCATCATACGGGTGAGCTAAATAAATCAATTTCATGGCTTGTCCTCCTTGTTCCAAATTACGATCATGCTTGGAAATGGTGCAGAGTTTTCGCTACCACCGAATTTAAGCCTGCCGCGTATGAATCTGACTTCTGCTTTTCCCAATATGTAATTGTGGAATCGTGCAGTATCAGTCCTAGCTGGGAGTAAAGCAACAACGGTTGTGTTAGGCTTTTGCGCTTCTTCATAGCATTTTTTTACCCATGCGGTTTGTGCGCCGTTCGAATATGGCGGATTGCAAAACACCGTTTCGCCTTGCCAATCTTTAGATAGGCCATCGTCTGCTTCTGTATAGTATTTTCTGCACTTTGCATTCTCCGATGTGGCGCACGGGTCAAGTGTAAAATGAAACTCTGCATCCAGTTCGTCGAATAGTTCTTGTGGAGTTTCCCAATCATCCTTTCCAGTAGAAAACAGGGAACGATTCATTCCTTTGGCTCCTTGTTTATAAAGCATATTTGTCAACGTATTTCCCATACGACAACCCTTCAGCTTGAGCCAAGACCACGATTTCTGGAATAGTCAGGCGTGATCTGCGACGTGGGTTGCGGAGTTTTTGCTGAGTGGCGCGCCAGATTTTTGCAAGTTCACCTTTTGGGTATTTTTGCGCAACGTAGGCGTGTTTGTTACATGTTAGGCAACAATATATTTTATTTTTCCGAGTGGTTTCAAATTTCTTTCCGCAGAAATGACAGGTTTTAATCATCGGCATCCTCCTTCGGCGGAAACGGCATCCAGTGGGTAATTTTTACGCAATTTTCGCCAACTTCGCCCCCGGTAAACCATCCCTCATGATATAATTGCCTTTCGCCGTTTTGGTAAATACCAAATCCTACTCTTCCTCTGGCGTCAAGACACAACACGACTTTGGAAATTCCATATTTCTCTATGCATTCTGGTAATCTGTCATTTACACTTATCCATGCGGAAAGGGAAAGGTCGATTTCGTCTTCTTCCAGTTCGACTTCGATTTCAGATTCCACATACAAAGCCGGCCGAACGCCCCTGTTGACGCCGTACGCGTGGTCGCTGCTCAGCGTGCCGTCCGTGCTGACAAGCCGCGCGCTGTACGAATAGCCGGCGTACGGGGTTATAAGCCACCACCAGTCGTCCAGGTCAAGAAGTCCCTGTTCGCTGTACTTTCTGAACATGGTTTCAGTTAGCAGGCCGATTTTGTCAGTAACACTTCCGTAAATGTTATTGCCGGAGCTGTCGGTAAGGTCCCATTCTGCCGGAATGATGTTTTCCGACAGGATCGGGCCGCCAGCTTCGTCAAAACTATTCAGGAAGTCACGGTTCAGATCGGCGCGAAGGGTGCTTGTCCGCCAGTTGTTCGCTTTCCAGTCTTCAGGCCGGTTCGGCTTAAATGGCTGACAAGTGAATGGCCGG